CCAAGAGGACCGGGGAACTCGGTAAAAGACCGATGAACCTCCCGGACCGTTGTTTGGCCTGTAAAGCAAAGTACAGGCGTGCTACGAGGATGGGTAAACGTATGGACCGCATCCACGCTGTGGCAAAAAGCTACAAGGACGGACGTAAAATTCCGAAATTGTTGACTTTCGCTTTGCCTTCTCAATGGTTTTCGTACGACGGATGCCTCACCAGTAGGGAAGATGAAATCCGTGCACTGGGTAAACTCCTGCCCCGAGCAAGGGCGATCCTTCAAGAGAACGGTGTTGAAGGAGGAAGTTATGTTCTGGAATGTACATACAAATGGACACCAGACCTGGACAATTTTACACATCCGAAATATAAGTTTCATGCGCATGTGCATATGGTTGCGATAGCACCGTACATTCACTATTCTAAATTGAGTGAATGGTGCCAACAGTTGATGCCGATAGGTTTGGGTCGGATCAACTATCAAGCAGTCAAGAATCGTAGGAAGACTGCTGTTTATGTTTCAAAGTACCTGGTCAAAGACAAGGTTCAGTGTAGAACTTTTGGAATAATGCGTGGACAGTCAAAGGTCAGTCTGTGAAGAAATCATGCCATGCAATAGCAGCCATAGTAGTGGCTACGCCTAATGCTACAACATCCATAACCGGAATAGGGCCATCCATGGATGATATGATGACAAATGTCAAAGCGGCATTACCAGTTCTGTTAAGCGCTTTTGCTAACTTGTAATCTTGTTCAAGTGTACGCTGATATTGATCTACTTCATCTCTAATGTCGGAATGAAGTTGTTTAGGGATAAGGTTGCAATTAAGCAACCATTCTTCTTTGTATCGATTCATTCTACCCACTCGTATGTACAGCGTGTGCAAATGCAATGCATCAAGTCTTGGACTTTGATATACTCAACTGAAATATTGGTTGAGTTGCATTGTTCGCACGATCTAAGTTCCATGTTATCACTTGCGTGCTTTGCGTGCACCGACCCTTCGGCCGTTGACATATTTGTATTGAATTTTAGTTCCCTTCTTGAATTTTCCAGATCGGGACTTCTTTGAGAAAGGTTTCCCATAAGTGGTCTTTCCTTTCTTTGTACTTCTTGTCCTGGACATTACAAACACACTCCGTTTAGTTGGCCAAGAACACGGTCACTGAGACCGAGGAGGTGGACGAGTATTGCAAGAGCAATCATCTCCGTCCGGTTGTCTTTGATGTAGGAGAGAACACGAGCGGCAGTAGCCGTGTTCTTGACTTGTTGTGCGGTTTCTGCTTCCATATCAAGCACGCTCCGCATAAACACCGTGGTAAGTACCAACGGCAAGGTTGAGGACTAGACGGAATGCTGTTCCGACTCCGTGAGGATCCACGCAGATAAGTCCAAATGGTGCACAGAATCCAGAGGCACGGCCAACACGGCCGACTCCATGTTCTGTACCAATGCGAGCTACATGCTGCATGTGGTTTCCGGACTCCCCGACATATTGGTTGATGTCGTATGGAGTTCGATCATTATCACTGAGAAGATTCTCAGCAATATCATTAAGTTGTTCTTCACTGCTGAAATCAAAGAGATTCATCAGAGGGTCTGTAATATCCACCATATCTGCGTTTGGTGAACTATTTGGAGGAATCATACGGGTCTCTGCGTAAGACTTGATGAGACCAATACTTTCCCAGTTGTTTGAAGTACCAACGTGGGGTCCAATCATGTGTACATTAAATTCATCAGCGTTAGCGATTCCATCTTGGTCATCGTCAGCTGATACAAATTGTGAATATACCCACTCATCAGCAGTGATGGTGGCAGAGGCGGCGTTAATACCGTGCATAGACGGTAAAGCAGAACCTGCGTTCTTGTGACGCTCGCTCATGTAAACTTTGAAATCGTGATACTTTGGGCGTAATCCGCCAGTCAATGGAGCATCTGTCATTGCATTCATTTTTTGAAACATTTGGAATCCACGATTCCATGCGTTCTTGGTGACCCAAGTGTCCGGGAGTGTGTGTAGATCCACCACACCCGTTTCGTTGTTGTAGATTTCGACTGAGTTGACGTAGTAGTACACGCCAGCACGTGCGAATTTTCGGTTGACAGCAGAAAGTGCCAAGCCGACGTCCACGAATTGTGTTGATCCACCGTCAAACTCGAAACTAAGTCGAGTAGCGGTTGGTGATGTTTTCTTGTACTTCTTTGCCGGGAGATTTGCGCCTGCCATAGAAGACCCTATCATGATAGGGTTAATGAAGTTTAATTTCTACACCGAGTGTAGATAAATTTCTACTGTATCTAAATAACATACATTATACGACACGATTCATGGCCACCGAGAGAGACCAGAACGGAGACCTGCTTGAGGACATTTGTCCTCGATGTGGAGATTGTAGATTACAGACATGGGAAGATTTCCCATTAGTCGTCTGTTTTACATGCGCTTGGCAAATTGATGCCGAGGCATGGTGCAGATCATGGAGAGATTTGGAATGAGGGCTTTCGACTGGATTACTTACCAGTGCAGAGTATGTCGTGGAACATACCTCGCTCGCCCTATCAACCCGGAATGTCCTTTCTGTTTAGGATACAGAAAACCGGGGTTGTAATTTTGGAGCCTATGATAAATAAAACAAGGTGGAAATATGTGTGTAGGAATTGTCCGTTTATTCCGGACAAAGTTCCTGCATTCTGTGGATCGTATGTACGACCACTAAATACCTGGAGAATGCGGTGGATTCCCGATGCGCCTGACTATGTACAGACGATGCGGATATCCAAGAGGACCGGGGAACTCGGTAAAAGACCGATGAACCTCCCGGACCGTTGTTTGGCCTGTAAAGCAAAGTACAGGCGTGCTACGAGGATGGGTAAACGTATGGACCGCATCCACGCTGTGGCAAA